TAAAGTTTCCTGGATATAATGAGGGTCTTGTCCCCCTAACGTTTTCCACGTACGGTCTAGTCTCTCACGACGTTGTGCCTCTGTTAAACCATACGAACGTAACCCAAACTGCTGCTCCCAGCTCTCTAATTCTCTAGTAGTTGAGGGAAGTATGTCAAATAAAATTAAGTCAAAATATGATTTAACATCCACTCCAATAGTAGTTAGCCCCTCAAAAAAATTACGTAAGCTTTTATCTACCGTTATTCGCCAGGCTTTACCTGTTGGTAGTAGGTGTTTAATTATCCTAAGGAAAGTATCTATCATACAAAGCTCGCATTTACAAGTTTAGCTTTTTCGCCTGCGCCTAAAGTGTAAAGATCCACTATAGCTAAAGTACCTGTCTTATAAATAAAGGCGTTGGTAAAAACTCCTCCGGCTGCTGCCACAATATCCTCTACTATAGCTAATACTCCCGCTTTAGTAATACGGTCCATACGTGGGGGTATGCTAAGCCCTACTATAAAAGGCTCTTTAGATAAAAAATATTCAGTTACTGCAGTTTGTATATCTGCTTGTACTTCCGCGGCGTCGTCTACACTTAACCCTATTACCCTCACGTCAAACCCTGTTCGAGTAATCGCAAAAGCATTTACTAACGCATTAGCCGGCCTACGTGTAGCTAGATTTGAACTATCATAGTTTATTGAGTCTAAAACTGCTTGAAGTTGTGCGGCCGTTGGTATTCCGTCAGGGTTCCCCGAACTTGCCACCGTCGCCTCACAATAAACATCAACTTGCCCAGGGTTTGTGCTAGTATAAGGGTAAACGTTAATTATTCCCGCGGTTTCCTCTCCCCATAGCTCATAATCTGCGTACGCCCCACCTTGCGGTCTTTTTTGAAACCTATCTTTTACTCTTTGGCGGTATACTTCCCAGTCCTCTGCGTTAGCTGCTGTAACTGTTTGTGCTATTACTGTAGCGTCACGTGCTACATTGTCTAAAGGGTTAGCAAAAGAAATTATATCCCCTGGATTTAAGTTTCCTATAGTCCCTTTACCCTCTCCACCTGCTTGGTCTGCTACTGCTCTTATTGTTACTTGTTTTGTAGGTGCGTTTAGCTCTACCGCGCCTATGGTTATATGTGTAACCCCTAATGTGCTAATAAGTTGTGTCCCTGATAATAAAGTGCCTGTTTGAGTCTCGACTGTTACTTCCACAATATGCTCTGCTTGGGTTGCTGCTACCGGTTTACCTACACCTATTAAGTCCCCCCACTCAACTAACGGAATTACTGTTTTTCCGTTTATTTCTGTTTCTTTAGTGCTTGCAGTTGATACAAAAACCTGTAAGAAAATATAACCCCCATACTTATATAAAAGGATAAAAATACCTGCTATTACTTTAGCGAGTACACGTACAAAAGATTTAGGGAGCAATGGGATAGTTTGATTTAGCTTAGCACTCATTTGAGATACTATATTTTCGCTAAGTTCCTCAGTAGTAGGTGTTTCTAAACTCATCTTTGCTCTCCCCAGTTTTCAGTAAAGTTAATTTTCTCTTGGTCTATTTCGATATTAAATTGTACCATATTTAAACCAATAATTGAAGTACTAACAGTTACGGAAGTCGCGACACCCGACTCAATAAACCAGGCTAAGTCCCTTTTTGCCGCGTCCTCTAATCTTAGTAAATTTCCAGAAGTTGCGGGAATTGATCTTAATAAATACTGCGTTTCGCTAATATATTTACGTGCTTTTTCAGTTTCTATTATATTTCCCCACCAGGTTTTACTATTTCCCTCCAGGCCGTCGTCCTCCTCATTTCCTCCAAATAAAGATAAATAAGCCGCTGAGGGAATACCCCCCGACATTTCAATTAAACCATTTATTAAATTGAGTTCCCCATCGTCTGGCGTTTGGAAAATAACTACATTTCCCTCTTGTGGTATAGACATATTAGCTCCTTTTTATTCCGTAGGGGTAGACGGGTCCGTTTGTACCCCTCCCCCTGCGTCGTTTCCATCATTTTGTAAATGGGTGTGGTTTCGTAAGCTTACCCCATCAGAGGTTATTACGTCCCCGTCTGTTGTAATCCTAGCCCCATTTGATAAGACCTCGCCGTTTGGTAGTAAAGTAGCATATCCGTTATCATTAACTAACGTAGCCTCCCCCGTATTCTTTAACCACAGTTCTACTACGCTAACTCCCGCTGAGTTTCTAGCATATATACGTTTTTCCCCTAGGGCTGCTTTTTGGTCGTTTTTTGGGTCTAAATAGCCTACTACTGCCGAACCCCCCGAACGTTGTAATGGCACTATAACCACATAATCCCCTACTAATGGGTGGGCGTCGTCTCCTGGTGCTGAGAAATGCTCGGCCGTAACGTTAGGTCCTCCACCTGGGTTTACCTTAACGTCTGATAAATTTGCGCTGTTTCTAATTCTACGTACAAATGATAATAACTTACCTAATCCCATGGTAATACCTCCGGAATAACTCCGCTAAATGAGCCTGGAATAACTAAGTCTAATTTTGCGGTTTTTTTATTTTCGTCACGCTCAAAAGTTACAGAGCGTAAAACTAAGTTATACGGCTCGTATACCATAGCGTCAGGAGCCTGTAAATTTATTAAGGTATTTGGCTGCCACAGATTACCCGCTTGATCCCGCCAGGTATTAACTGCTACACTATAAGATACCATATTTCCAAACATACGACCCGCTTTTGCAGTTACCGCCTCTTTTATTGTCCCACTCTCTGAGTCTGAGGCCTGGAACGTATACGGCCGTAACTGGTTAGTTAGTCTACCATTTTTAACAGTATAAACGTCACCCCCTAATCCTACCACCATCGGCTCTAAGCCAGTAATGTGGCTATAATATTCCTGTTCGTTAAATGTAGGGGTAACTGAAATTAGAGGCGACTCCCCCTGACGTAATTTAGCTACGGGGGTACCAGTTTCTATAGACCTAGTAAAAACTAATTGTCCCTGAGCGTTACTAGAAATTACTAAATTTTTTTGTTTAGCTAACTCCATTAAAAAGTTTAATATCTTTTGGCCTGGATTAATAGCTACTCTTTCAAAAACTCCCGCAGGGTTAGACTCAAAAACAGCACTTAGCCCAAAAGGCTTAATTAGCGCCTCTGTAATAGCTTTTAATCCCATTTGATTATATTCTATAGGATAAGCACTTGCAGGGGCAGTACAATCATTTAATACCCCAGGTAAAGCATACGCACTCACCTGCATAGTTTTACTTTCTGCTACCACAGGTAAGACCCCTAGCATAGTTCCCCTAAAAAATAGGTTTTTCCCTATGTTAATATCTATAGATTTATAAGAAAAAGGTCTAAACGTTTCTTTAAAGTTAGGTAAGTCTAACTCAAAAGGCGCCACAACGTCTAAGGTATCAATATTATCTATGGCTTTAGTAAGCCTTATTGAGGTCCAATACCTAAAACGGTTATTTTCAATTAGTAAGGCTGTTTCGTCGGGGTCTGATACGTCAGGAACTTGGGAGGTATTACTTGGCTTATCTGGATTACTTGGAATTATTAAACTTGTACCAGGTTGTAATGGCTCGCTAGCCCCTGGGTTAGACTGCTTAATATTATTAGCGTAAATCTCAGTACCATATTTTTTACGTGAGATTAGCTCAAAGGTATCACCTGACTGTACGCTATACATAATAAACCACCTCTTTACCTTTTGGCAGCTCTAGTATCTCCGAACCGCTGAGGTCGTTACTGTTAATTAAAAAATCTAAGTTATCGTCTACACTTCCGTATAGCTCAGCCGCTAAATCTATTATCGTTCTATTTTTATCTAAAACTATTCTACGCTCTTGCTTTAAACTGAACGAAATTTCCACTAAGTAACCTGCCGTAAGTGCTACAACTTCCTGCAGTTGTTGGTACGCCTCTCCCGTGTCTATAATCTCTAAATCTGTTAAATTTTCGTCTCTCCAGGTGTTTACCTCTTCAAATTGGGTTATTATATCGTTTGCTGCTTCAACTGCAGCCACTTTAGTATCAAAAGTATTATTTACTGTCGATAACACAGAACCTGTTACATACGTAGACGCGTATAAATCTTTTGTATAATACTCATTTTTAGAAGTCGGTTTATTCCCTAGTATTACCGTGTCTATTAAATTTCCATAAGCTGATAATCTATCTGATATTAAGGATAGTGCACGCGCAGGAGCCTGTATTAATTGTAAAGTTTGAAATGCTAAGGTAGTAGGTTGAGCTATTAAAACGTCTATTCCCCTGTTAATAGAGTCATTTATAGCGTTAAACTCTGCCTCTACTGAGTCCTTAGCGGCTGCTATAGTTTGTAATCCTCCCTCCACTTGATCCAATAACGCGTCATACTGATTTTTAAAAGTCGAGCGTTCTACGGCTGTACCTAGCTCTAAGTTATCCCCTAGGCTTTCGGCGGTTGCGTTATTATAGTTATCTATTCCTGCTATAACTTCACTAGCTGGGTCGGTTTGAGAAGATGGATAAATAATTCCTATTGTAGACATAAACGAAACATCTAAAATTACTTGATTAGCTGCAGTTTTAAGGTCGTCACGTCGAGTAATTGTCCCCGTTGGAACTACATCAAAAGTCCCATAAAGAGGATGTTCTAATTTTCCCGTACCTACCTCCACTAAAGCGTTATCGAACGCCTCCGCGTCAAGGTCACAATTTGGTCCCCAAAAAATACATTGCATAGGGTAAACTCTTCCAGATACTCCATTTTCTTGTACATAGGTACCTACTGCGTCTGGAAATTCAAAATTAGTTGTACGTTTAGTCCGGTTAGTGCTTACATTCTCAAATTTAAAAATGTATCTATTCCCTGAGGGTGATGTATATGCAGCCTCTTTTAATCTATCAAACCACGCCATACCTTAAAGACCTCCCGTAGGTTGCATTTTTAAACTTGACCCCATTGTATTATTATTTACCTCAGCTCTTCCGGTTTTATCATTTATTGTAATTTCGGCTGATGTTTTTCTCTCTTCAATGTTTCGTGCTATTCGCTCTTGTGGGCTTACCATTTGTGGCCGAGTGTTTGAGGACTCATAAGGTGACATATCTATCTCTTCTACTTTTCCCCCAGGCAGTTCCATACCAAAGGTGGGTTTAGTTATTTTACCGCCAAATCCTAAGAAACTAGCCACCTTATCAGTTATCCCGCCGATATTATCTTTAACCCATTTAATTGATTTAATTAAAAGGTTTATAGGGAATAAAACAGCTTTAACAATTCCAGGTAACTTATCAAATCCTGCGCTAATATCGTCTATCCAAACAACTAACGCCGTAAAGGCTGCTATAAGCGCGGTAATTCCTAAAACTAGTAAACCTACTGGGTTCATTGCCATAACTAAATTAACTGCAGTCATAGTTAACACAAAGGTTTTTAATATGGTAGTAAAAGCTAAAAATACCCCCATAGCTATACCTATAGCTTTTAGTCCTGATACAATACTATCAATATTGTTAATTACATATAATAGATACTCTCCTACCTTTGAAGCTATTAAGTCTCCATTTGCTCTAACCCATTGAGTCATACGGTCCACTACGTCACTTAAAGGACCCTCATTCATAGAGAATATAGATATTTTTACTCCCTCAATCGCAGATTTTAGAGAGTTTAATCTACCCTGTAAAGTGTCCCTCATAACTGACGCCATAGTCTTAGACGCGCCGTTCGCTTCTATAAGTCTCTTTCGATAGTCTTCAAATGCTTTCGCCCCGCCATTAATAACCGCAGTTGCTCCAGCTAACCCCTCTCTTCCAAAAATAGATTCTAAAACGGTTAGTCGCTTAGCTTTACTTAAAGGTGCTAGTTTTTTCTGTAATTCACCTAAAATTATTGGCATATCTTTTAAGTTTTTATGGGAGTCTAATACACTAATACCTAATGACTTCATAACTTTTTGAGCACGTGAGGCTGGGGTAGTAAGATTTAAGAACATATTAGCCACAGCTGTACCTGCTCTCTCTGCTTTTATACCAGAATTTGCCATCGTACCAATAAGTGCTGCCACAGTTTCAATTTGTACCCCTGCCGCTGTAGCGATAGGGCCCGACTTTTTCATAGACTCGAATAACTGTTCTACGGTTGTATTAGCTGTAACTGCTGTTTTTGCTAGTACGTCGTTTACTCGGCTTAAATTTTCAGTTAATTTAATCGGGTCTTTTGTAGCTAGTCCAAACGCTCCTAACGCGTCCGTTGCAATATCTGAGGCTGTAGCTAAATCCACTTGCGCGGCTGTCGCTAAGTCGATAACCTGTGGTAATGCAGCTACTGACTGCTGCGCGTCAAATCCTGCCATTGCTAAAAAGTTTAACGCCTGTGCTGCTTGCGAACTTGTAAACTCAGTAGTCGCTCCCGCTTTACGTGCTGCGTCTTCTAACATTTTAAAAGAGGCCGTCCCCTTACGGACTTCCCCTGGGAATTTTGCGGCGGCATTAACTAGCGTTTGCTCAAAGTCTGCGCCTGTCATAATAACATTACCCATGGCACCAGTAACTAAACCTGCCCCTATTGCCACAACGGCAGCAGCTTTTTTCATGCCCTGGGTAAACTTATCTAAATTTCTATTTGCTGAGCGTAACCCGCTGTCTATAGAACGAGTCATTTTATTTACACGATTTTGCATACGCGTGACCGGAGCGCTTACGCGGTCTACTGCTTTGAATATTGCTTCAACTGAGAAACGTCCTGCCATCGTTTTTATCCTTTCGGCCTTGTATGCTCTTTTAATTCTGCCCGAAGGCCCTCATAAAAAAATCTTATCTCAGACGCCTTTAATGTTCTGACGTCTGGTATACCTGAGTAATCTCTAGCTATTTGGAGTATCATTTCTGAGTAAACCCCTACAGCTGTGTGTTGTCCTTTTGGAAGTTTTTCATCCCCTCCATACCTAACTAAAGGAGTATTAACTACCCCAAAAAAAGTGATGTCACCGCCAAACACACCTTAAAATCACTATTTTTCATTTTAGCGAACAGCCCTGAGCTAGTCTTAGTGTAGTCCGCCATTAATGCCATCATTTTACCCATATCCTCTGTTTTTTTCTTTTTATCCATAGCCATATACGTAGCCCCGGTAGGCTCATAAAACGTAATAGAATTAATTTCGTCTCCCGCTCTTTGAGGAGTATACACAGGTTGCCCATTTTCATCAATAATCATAGCTCCTGCCATTATTGCCTTAACTATTCTTCTTTTAGCTTGCTCGAAACCTTTTTTGTCGTCTTCATCCATGTACGAAGTATCGAAGTCTAGATCCATCATTTCACCAAATCTATAAAACTCTTGCTCCGCCATTTCTAAACTAATTTTTTGCTCACCCATTTTTTTATCTCCTGATTTTTTTATTGTCTAGTTAAAACGCCTGGCCCCATCAAGTTAACCGACGCTGTCGCATTTTGTGAACTTACTTGTAACTCTCCTTGTATCATAGCAGTACCTTGATAAATAGCTCCTGAAGCGTACGTAATAGAAATTACAAAAAAGTCACTTTGGTTTGATAAGTCTTGTAAAAACTCGTGGTCGCCCCTACTATCATCCACAACAACTGTTAACCCACTAATTGATAGTGGTACCCTAGTTTTAATAATCCTAGCTGTACCGTCTCCGTTAGCTTGGATTTCGTTTTCCCAGCCCCCTAATTTTCTTTGCGCCTCAGCGTCTGCCGCAACGGGAAACAATCTTCCCGCCATAGAGATAGACTCTATCGATCCTCCTACTCCTGCCATGTATTTACCCTCCTCTTAGTTTATGCTACTACTGCAGCGGTCCCAAAATAGAACCCAAAATTAAAGTCTACAGATATAATATTTGTATTCCCACTCAACTGTAATGTAAGAGCAATATCTAAACGTTTAGGGTTTTGCTCTGAAATTTGCGCTTCTGTGTTCTCTTTTGCTGTCTCAGGGTCTGAGATAATAGCATTTAGACCTAAACTGTCTATTAACGCATTAACCGCTGCTACTGCCATCTGTGGTTTTTTAGCTGTTGGGTTAATAGTTGGCTGGTCGTCTGGAATTAATGGCGCTCCGTCCCACTCTTCTGTAGCAAAAATCAAATTTAAGTTAAAGATAATATTTTGCAATTTAACAATATCACAAACATATCTATACGCTGGTGTTGGGTCACCTGTTGGGTGGTAAAAAGTTACCGTATCAGATAAATTAATTACTTCGTCTTTTACTTCTATTGTAGAACTCCCGCCCTTAACTGCTACGTCTCTCTGCGTGTAATCCCATTGGTCACCATCTGGTCCAGGGTTTAATCCCGTTGCTTTTTGGCTCCCGTAGTCCCTTGGTGGGTTATTGTTCGCTACTTTAACAATACGTGCTAACTCTCTAGCTGCAACAACAAAAGGTAAATCTTTAGAACCTGGCGCCACTAACTGAACATTTGTTCTGTCTGTTTTACGTGCGTCTGGTACTGTAATAGCTGCTGCTGGGGTAGTTGCTGTACTTCCCGTAAATACCATAAGAGGTTTACGAACTAATGCACCCCATCTACCCTCTCCAACAGTAGCGTATTTATCTAAAGTTGCTGTATCTGCAATATCTAAACAGTTTAGTATCATAGTTTCCCACACGTTACCTATTTGTGCCAGTGCGTCGTCTACATCAGGATTAACTAATCCACCAGTAGGCTGAGTAATTGCAAAAGTTATTCCGCTGTTATCTTCGCTACTAGTAGCCTCAATTTCGATATAAAGGTCGTTTGCACTTGCACCTTTCCATTTTGACGTTAAGTCTACCTTAGTAGTGCTGTCTGTCGCTGTCATTGGCAAGTTAAGCTCTGCAGCTAACGCTGTAGTAATTTTAGTAACTATTGCTGCTACTGAGTCTCCACTTGCTACTACAAACTGAGCTGACTCTATGTTATTGATTTTAACCACAAATGACGCTGCACCTGTTGCTGCTCCACTTGGTGTTATGTCCGCTGTTGCTGCTACCCCACTCGCATTGTCTTCTAGTGGATAGACTGTAACTGGAATAGTCCCTACTCCGTCTCCGTTTGTTGGTAGTAACTGTAGGGCTGCTAAATGAATTGGTGAACCATACCCATAAGTAGCCCCAGCCTGTACCGCACTCGTAATCTGTGCTTTATCTGTTGAGTATACTGCTGCAGTATTACCCTGCCCAAATATACACACTCTTTGAGGTAGAAATAAAACTCCCCCTCCCCTTAGGTCTTTAAACGCTGTTTTAATACCGACTACTCTAGCTACTGCTGATAAGTCGACTGCTGAACTAACTGGCATACTTACTCCTTAATTTTTAGTATTCATAATCTGCGCCTAGGAGGATCTCTCCATCCTCCGCTCGATAAACTACATTCGCTATTAATTCTACCACATTTCCGCTTATTTGTGGTGAACTTTCACTAAATTTTACTTTAAAACTTATTCTACCCGCGATAACTGGGCGAACGTTACCCCTCTCTTGTTGAGGTTGAAACACCGTAATATTCTGAGGCCAACGCTGACCGACTAACCCCCTAAGCCCTAGGTAGGTATACTCAGCCGCCATAAGTATATTACGGACTAAACGTAACGTCCTATGGAGAGCTAAGGCTGCGTCCCTATCGCCTGGGTTGTGTCCCCCATTTTCATTGTTTGAAGAGTTAGCAACTGCGTAGCAGTCTATATTGAAAATACCCTCAGCTATTTGGTCTTTAACGATATTACTCTGTAATGGATCAAAACTAGTATTATCATACCAGATATTTACTATTGGGGTTGTCTCTTGCGGGTTGTTTAAATAGTTTTCCCACGGATTAGAACGCTCCCTATATACTTTAAAATCCCACAGGGTTTCATCTTTTCCAGCGTCCGCTGCTTTAGCTTTTTGGCTTACAATTTCAGTTTTTAAAATTGTAGCTATTTGGTCTCTTATAATTTCAAAATTATCTTGTTTGTCTATTAAGTTTTCTATCATGCTGAGTATGCCTCCAATGTTAGAACTACTACACCTAACGCTCGGTCAGGGTCTGACTGAATAACTTTAAAATTACAACTATTACCATTTATATCCTTAAATGATACTAACCAGGGTTTTGTACTACTATCTGCTATCCCTATAGGTAGTCCAGCAAAACCTGCGGCATAAATTGAAGATATGCGCAAGGTCACAGTTGCTAATCTCCCGCTAGCGACTTGGCCTGTCTCTGGGTCCACAATTCTAGCTATATCATTAGACCTACCAGTTAAACTTTTACTTAACTGGCTTGGGTCAGTAAGAGTAATAGCCCAGCCGAAACCAGTAGTCATGTCCTCTAAAACGTGGGCTAAATCCTGCTCTGCTAATACTCTTAAATTCATTACTTTAAAAACCCTTTAGCTTTTAAATTTTCGATAGTTTTACTACCCCCTGCAAAGTGTTTTTCTGTAACTACGTCACCTGCAGTTACTATCCCTTTTCTAGATGTAAGAGTTTTCCCCTCACATACGGTGTACTCTTTTTTTTCTACTGTTGGCTTAGGTGTAGCCTCTTCTAAAGCTGCCTCTAAAGCTTCTAAAGCTGTTTTACGTGGCTCTTCTTTTTCTTCCTCTAATTTAATAGCCTCTGTAAGAACTTCCGGTGTGTAAGCTTTTTTTAACTCTTCCTCTAGTTTAGAAACGGATAGCGCTACTAGCGCTACCGCAGTTAATATTGTACTCATTTATGCCCCTCCTTATGGTGCTACCGTATTAAGACACCCGAAAGTATCTATCGCAGTTGGAATTAATAGAGGTCTAGTACCTACCTCAATCTCTAGGCCGTCTCCATTCCCTAGGATAGTTGCCCAGTATTGGATATCTATCATATCTTCCCTACTTGAAACCCTGTTAAATAAACCTGCTGGTAGTCTTGGGTCTCTTCCCCCAATTTTAGGGATTAAGCCAAACGTTGCGTCTAGTCTACCACTTGAAGCTCTTACAATAACATTTCTAGCCCCTAGGTACTTAGTGTCGTTACCCGTTTGAGGATCTTCGTAAGACTGAGGGTAAGTCCAAATATCTAATTTATAAGAACCTACTTCGATAGTACCTCTATAAGTTCCCCCATTCCCTAATCTTTCTAAAGGAACAATTCCAGACCCTAACAGTCTAGTTAAATCTAGCTTATCTTTAACTGCGTCATCATTAATAAGTAATTCGTAAGCCTCGTCTCCAATTTCCAGCATATCTGGAAAGTGTTTTCCGTCAGAGTTAATCACATCACAAAGAGACTTTAAATCTCCTATTTTATCCGACCCAGCGTCTGTCCAATCTACTGAAACAGTAGGGAAGTGTGTAGCTTTTGGGCTGAATGAAATTTGATAAATAGCGTTTCCCTTTTCATCATTTAACGTAATTGTTCCTGTTTGTAGAACTTGCGCCCCTTGCAGCTCGATAGTTCTTTGGATTTTGTCGTTCATTTCAGAACCTGCGTCCATAGCTCTCATTAAAGCTTTACCCCTAAAGTCTGGACTATCATAAGGAATTTCCCTAGCGTCTCTCTTAAAAGGAATTTCCCCAGCGTCTCTCTTAACAAGTGAAAACGCATTAATTACTGTTTTCTCTCTTAAAACTGCTGGTTTTAACTCTTTATTGGTAAAAGCGTCCTGAACGTTTGTTCTAGCTCCAGTAGTTAAATCTTTAACAGGAATAGCAATTTTTTTACCATTTCTCTTAATATCAATTTCCACAACTTCGCTATTGTGAATACCATTTCTAGGTACAGTAAACTGACCTGCAAAAAATCCAATTGGTTCTCTCTCTTCTTTGTATGCCTCTAGCATTACTTTTGTAGTATTACCACTCATTTACGTTCTCCTTGTGTTATTGGTTATCTAGTTCGCTAAGCTGGTCCACAGACACAGAAACGATACTATAATCTCTTAGTTGGTCTAAAACCGCTTTATCTACATTAGACCCGTCACCATCTGCAGCGATAATTAACTTATCTTCTCTAACTTTTCCTGAAATTCCAGGTCTTACTGCCTCGTCCCCTGCTGCAGTTGCTGTTACATCATAAGAAATTACCGCTTTTGGTATACCATTCCCGTTTGTAGTTCCTCCTTTAACAAAAGGAACGTATTTAAGAGTAGATGAGTCCACAGCTAGAATAGTACCCGCTAGGACTGTACCCTCTGCTGCAAAAGTTAGCAACCCGTCGTCAAACTCTGCCCCTGGGAAAAAAATATCCCCATTGTCAATGTTTGTAATTGTAATATTACTCATCTTAATAACCTCCATTCATAACTTTTTCTAGTGCTTGCGCGTCTTGCTCATCTTGGTCTAAATCAAGGTTAGCCTCGGCAGCGTTAA